CAATGGCTAAGTTGACAGTACAAGAGAATACCAATATGCGACAAGTTCAAGCCAAGTTACAGGGGGATGCCGCGAAGGGTTCTCAGGACGATAAGAAGATTGGCGTTGATATGATGCGTGAGAATAATAGGCGCATGGAGATGGGACTAAAACGCAAGATGGGTAGTGGCATTTAGTGTCGGGGATTAATTTACAGTCTGCGACTTGGAAGACAATCAGAGATTGGTCTAAATCTGAGTTGGCAGATGCACAAGATATGTTAGAAAGTTTTGAGTCCGATATTGATAGGACACAATTTACACGGGGCTATATAAAGGCTCTACGGGGGCTTTTGGATTTGCCGATAGAGGATTCTCCAATCCGCAAGGCTGAAAGCGCACATTATGAATAATAGCCGCTTTAAATAGCCGCTAAAGGAAGTGTTATGGAACAGCAAGAAGGTCAGATTGATGATAAAGAACTAGATGCAATTTTTAACGAAGATGATACAGCAAAAACTGAGGATGTTGTCGAGGCAACCACCGAGGACAAAGTTGAGGAAACTGAGGTTAAAGAAGATTCTACAGAGATAAAAGCCGACAGTTCGGAAGAGGAAGCTGTTGTAGAAAGCGAAGAACCCAGCCCACCGAGTAATTACGATGCGCTGAAGAAAGACTTTGCTAATTTACAGCATAAGTACAAATCCGATGAAGGTAGGGTCTCTGCGCTTCAACGTCAGATAAATGAACTTCAGAAAGTTAATAACACGCTGAAGAGGACTCCACAGGAGGAAACTCCCGTTGAGACCAAGCCTACAATTGACTCCAAGAAGATCGTAGATGATCTTTACTCTGGGGACGAGGAAAAGGCAAGAGCGGCAGTCGAGGCTTTAGTTAGCCAAAGACCCGCGACTAATGCTGTAGATATAGAACAGACTGTGAATAAGGTTGTTCAACCCTTGGTAGAGGCTGAGAAGGCTAGAGCCAGATCAACTCAAGAGCAAGCGTTGGAAGACGTACATCCAGATTGGAGGGAGCAAGTTAAATCACCAGAGTTTTCTGAGTGGTTAAACGCACTTCCTCAGACTGTACAGCAACTTATACACTCAGATGACGCTAGTGATGCGGTTTATATACTCGATCAATTTAACCGAGTAGAAACCCCAGAGCCTACAGTAGATTCTGAGAAAACAAAGGTCGAGAAAATACAAGATAAGCGTGAGAAACAACTAGCAGATGGCACTGGGCTACCATCAAAGCACAGCGCGGGTGCTTCCAGTGGTATGCCTTCAGACCCAGATGCTTTGTTTGATTATCTTGAGCGAAACGACCCAGACCTAAAACCAGCGTATAGACGTTAATTAATTTTTTGAATAGGACATTTAACTATGGCTAATACCGAGTATGGGGACATTACCCCAAGAACCGCGACCTTCGCGGAGCGGGAGCTTTTAAAACGAGCAATTCCGCATTTAGTAATCGAGAAGTTTGGGCAATCAAAGCCTATTCCTCTTAAATCATCCAAGCAGATTAAATTCAGACGCTATTCAGCGTTGGCTTTAGCGACTACTGCACTGACTGAAGGCGTTACACCTACAGCCAAGCAATTAGCGGCAGTGGATGTTACAGGAACGCTATCCCAGTATGGGGATTTAGTTACCATTTCTGACGTTGTTCAGGATACTCATGAAGACCCTGTACTACAAGAGGCTACTGAGATTCTTGGGGAGCAAGCCGCACAGACTATTGAGACAATCCGTTTTAATGTTCTGAAGGCGGGTACGGGTGTTCGTTATGCAAATGGCGCGGCTCGTAATGCGGTAAATACTGCATTAACACTATCTCTTCAGCGTAAATCTATCCGTGACTTAAAACGTCAGAACGCTAGAGCAATCACCAAGGTTGTTCGTTCTACGCCAAGTTATGGCACTGAGGCTGTTGCACCTTCTTTCGTGGGTCTGGTTCATCCAGATATGGAAGGGGATATTCGTAATATTGCTGGTTTCACTCCTACTGAAAAGTATGGGTCAATGACTCCTTATGAGTCTGAGATTGGTAAGATTGAGGATGTACGTTATGTAAGTTCTACTGTATTTGCTTCATGGGCAAATGCGGGCGGTGCTAAAGGCACTATGATTTCAACTGCGGGTACATCTGCTGATGTTTACCCAGTGTTGTTTATCGCCCGTGATGCTTTCGGAATTATTCCGTTAAAAGGTAGAGCGTCAATCACACCGTCTGTTGTGAACCCACACCCAAGTGAGAGTGATCCTCTTGCTCAACGTGGACACATCGGTTGGAAGTCTATGACTACTTGCGTGATCTTAAACGATGCGTGGATGGTTCGTGCTGAGTGTGGTGTTACTGACTAATATTTATTAGTCTAAACTGTGAGAAAACCGCCTTAACGGGCGGTTTTTTTATGCTTATTGAAAAATTATATAGAGGTATCTATGTCTGAAAAAAAGAATATTGCCCCTTCAAAGAAGGCGCAAGCTAATAGTGATTTAGAAGAGTTAAACAAGATTTCTACGGGTCGAACAAAAGTCAGTTTCCACAATACGTCAGATGAAACTGGTGATATTTTCGTACAGTTAAATGGTGTTGCGTACCAAGTAAAACGCGAAGAAGAGGTATCTCTTCCTAAAGAAGTTTTAGGGGTTATTGACGATGCAGTCATTACCCGATTTGAGCGTGATGAGAAGGGTGAGGAAGTTACCCGTGACATCAAGCGATTCCCATATACAAAAGTGGCTTAAATGAATTATTTATCCTTGTGCGACACACTTATCAAAGAGGCTGGAATTGAAGCGTCTGGGGTTTCTTCTGTTACAGGTCAAACTGGTATGCAGAGAAAGGTTGTTGATTGGGTGTCTCGCGCTTGGGTTGAAGTCCAAAACAAGAGAGATTGGAATTTTTTATGGGGTGAGTCTAGCTTTAATACAATAGTAGATAAGCAGACGTACCACCCTGATGATGACTTATCTTTATCTCCATCTCTTAGACGTTGGAGTTATGCATCCCTAATTCATTCCACAACATCTGGGGACAGTAAGTTCTATTTGAAGTATGTGCCGTGGTCTACTTTTGATAACACACTATCGTCATCGGGTACGCCTACTCAATTCACAATCAAACCAGATAGAAGTTTAAAATTCAACTCCGTACCAGACACAATATCTAAGGTGAGTTTTGAGTACACTAGAACCCCCCAAGTTCTATCCGCTAACACGGACATACCTATCCTACCTACAGCACACCATGAAGTGATACTGTATCAAGCCATGTTGTATTTAGCGGCAGAGCAAGATGCTCCTGAATTATACCAAGATGCCAGTAGGCAGTTGATGATGCGGTTAGCAGACTTGTCATCCGAGTCTATACCTAATCCTTATGTAGCTAGTGTGCCTTTAGCATGACAGTTCAGACTCAATCATGGGCATTGAAGGGTGGTTTAGATTTATCTTCACCCGCCATGTCTATCCCCGCTGGCAAGGCTATTGTTGCACAAAATTATGAGGCGGCTGTTTCTGGGGGCTATCGGAGGATGGATGGGTACGCCCTTTATGATGGTTCTTCGTCTGCGTCAGTTGTCTCTGGTTCGGGGGGTATCTTAGGTGTTTGGGAATTTAATGGTGTCCTATATGCCTTCAGAAACAATGCGGCTGGTACAGCTTGTATTATGCACAAAGCAACGTCCTCTGGGTGGACGGCAGTTACAACTCCAACCTTAGTAGCCAGTGGTGATTTTGAGTTTGTTAACCACAACTTTACGGGGTCTTCCGCGACAGGAAAGATGTATGGGGTTGATGGTAAGAATAAGGCTTTTCAATTTGATGGGACTACGTTCACCCAATTAACTACTGGAATGACTACGGATACCCCAACCCACGTTGGAATCCATAAGAACCACCTATTTTTGTCTTTTGGCGGGGGTTCAATTCAACATTCTGGTGTGGGCGATCCGACATCATGGACGTTGAATACGGGTGCTGGGGAATTGGGAATTGGTACTGAGATTACGAATATAGATTCAATGCGTGGTAACGCCTTAGTTATCTCTGGGGCAGATGACGTTTCAATCTTATATGGAACGTCTAGTGCTGATTGGGATTTAAAGTCCTTTTCAACTGAGTTGGGGGTAGTCTCAAGAACCGCAGAAGTTATTGATTCTGGGTTGCTCTGGTTTAACGGAAGGAACATAACCTCCCTGCATACTACACAGTCATTTGGTGATTTTAGTACCGCCTCTTTATCCACACCCATAACTCCCCACTTGGATAGTAGGGCTTCCTCTGTTGTAGGGTCTTCTGTTAACTATAAGAAGGGTCAATACAGGCTATTCTTCAATGATAAGACTACCGCTGTTGCAACTGTAATTAACAATAGTGTGGTGGGTTGGACAACTTGGTTATTAGGGCATACTCCAACAGCATTATCAGAGAAGTACATGGGTTGCTCTGATGGTAGTGTTATGGAATTAGATACAGGCGAATCTTTTGCTGGAACTGCCATTAAGTCTTATTTGCGATTGCCTTTTACATCTATTGCCACTCCCCACAGACAAAAAAGATTCAGACGGCTATTTCTTGACCTTGATGCTGGCAGTACCGCTACCTTAAAAATGGTTGCTGATTACGATTACGGAAGTGGCTCGTCTACTATTTCAAGTGATGTTGTCGTTCATGGTTCTGGTGGTCTATGGGATGTTGCAAACTGGGGGGCATTTACATGGTCTTCTAACGTAGTGGCGCAAGCGGAAACTGGGCTTAGTGGTTCTGGTACTAATGTTAGTTTTTTAATCTACCACTCTAGTTCTACAGACCCTTCATTTACTGTTCAGGGTGTCCGAGTAAACTATTCAATGAGAGGGTTAATTAGGTGAGTAATTTTTATACAAAACCGAGCGATTTAGTATCTGGCACAACAGCCAGAGCAAGCGACATAAACGACAGGGTTGATTCTGCTGAGTCTGGGTTTGATAACGTAGAGTTAGTAACTACTAGGTCTGTTAAACTCCCAGTTGGAACAACTACTGACCAACTTATCACTGAGTCAGCGGCAAATCGTGCCAGCAAAACTGTAGGATTTGACTCTTCAGGTGACTTAGTTTTATACCAACCTTATAACTGGGAAGGCGATTGGACAACCTCCACTGCTTATGTCCTACACGACACAGTAAGGGATTCATCAACAAAGAATTTATACTTTTGTCTCGTAGGTCACACGGCTGGAACATTCGCCACAGACTTAGCGGCAAGTAAGTGGTCGCTGGCAATCAATGTAGCGGATGTTGAGACTGCAAAAACTGCGGCTCAAACAGCACAGACAGCGGCAGAACTTGCAGAGACAAATGCTGAGACCGCAGAGACAAATGCTGAGACCGCAGAGACAAATGCTGAGACCGCAGAGACAAACGCGGCAACTTCTGCATCAACAGCAACTACCAAAGCATCAGACGCATCTACGTCTGCGACCAGTGCGGCAACTTCTGCAACAACGGCAACTACCAAAGCATCAGCCGCATCTACGTCTGCGACCAATGCGGCAACTTCTGCAACAACGGCAACTACTCAAGCAACTAATGCGGCAACTTCTGCAACAACGGCAACTACTCAAGCAACTAATGCGGCAACTTCTGCAACAACAGCAACTACTAAGGCAACAACAGCAACTACCCAAGCAACAAATGCGGCAACTTCTGCAACAACAGCAACTACCCAAGCAACAAATGCGGCAACCTCAGCGACTAATGCCGATACAGCTAAAGTTGCGGCACAAGCGGCTCAGACTGCGGCAGAGTTAGCGGCAGATACTTTTGACGATACTTACTTGGGGGCGAAATCGTCTGACCCAATTGTAGACAATGACGGTAGTGCGCTAACTACTGGTGATCTTTACTTCAACACCACTTCAGATGAGATGAAAGTTTGGGACGGCTCTGCTTGGATTGTTGCGGCTGTCTCAGGGGCTAGTGTTTTACCCTTGTCTGGTGGAGCAATGACGGGTGCTATTACCACTACCTCTACGTTTGATGGGCGCGATGTAGCAACGGATGGGTCAAAGCTAGATGGCATTGCAACCAGTGCTAATAACTATACTCATCCAACTGGTGCTGGTAATGAGCATCTACCTTCATCGGTCAGTCAGACTGAAGCTGGGTACTTAGATGGCGTTACCTCAGCTATTCAAACGCAGATAGACACCAAGCAAAGCGCAACAGGCGATTACGATGTTGGCGATAACGTCAAGATTAAACTGGGTACTGACGATGACTTGCAGATATATCACGATGGTAGTCATAGTTATGTTGTTGAAAATGGTACTGGGGATTTAAAATTAGGAGGCTCTAATACTGTAAAGCTTCTTAATTCCCTTCTTACTGAAAATATGTTGGTGGCAAACACCAATGGTTCTGTAGACATTTATTACGACAACTCTAAGAAGTTTGAAACCACCTCATCAGGCATTGATGTCACTGGGGATATTAAAATATCCAGCGTTGTCCCATCGACTACTGCAAATGCCTATGTGCCTGTCCTGTTTC